TGATCCATCATCAACTTCAAGAACTATGTCAGCAATAACGGCATCCGTTGCAAGGTTTGTAAGAACGTTACCAGTGTAGTTCTTAATCGCTCTAGGAGTAACTCTATATGTAAGATCTCTTTCCGTATTTGTAGTATCTGTTCCTGAAAGATAACTGATTCTGGAAGAACGAATAATATCTCTTGTAGCATCTGATACTGGTCCAAACAGATATGTCTTTGCAGTAAATCTTAAAGTGTAGAGAAGCACTCTACGTGTTTTGTAGTCACCCTCATACTCATCCTGCATCGTTATGTTTTCCAGTACGATGGGGATATCTCTTTTTTCGTTTATAGATCCAACTAAGTTGACAGTAAGATTATATGCTGGTTGAAAATATGGAAGAATTTGTTCAACAATTTGTAGAGCATCATCATTTAACTTAGTCATGATGCTCATTTCAAATGCCATATTATATGGCACTGGCATATAGTTCTTTTTAGTGGTGCTCTCTGATGTCGGATCTTTAACGGTAAATTGCTGTGTGGTGGTTACCTTTCTGGTAGGATCATAAGTTAATCCAGTAAATTCAAATGACATTCTGGGCAGCGACATCGCTGTTGGTTTATTCAGATCTGCCACTTGCTCAAGTCTTGCTAAAAACTTTTGAGTGGGCCCATAAGCTAAGGGAACTTTAATAATACTTGTTGTATTATCTGAGGAATCTGTGTGTTGAATTTCAATATCATTAAAAAGAGTACCAAAAGAGATAATGGTCTTTCTCAATATTTCGTTATAAAAATACTCAAACATTTTTAGATACCTTGTATACTATATTTATGGTGTGCCAAATGGATTCTGTTCGGTAAAGTCAAGTATTGCATCTGCTTCTGTTTCAAAATTATCATTGTCAGAGAATCCATCATCAGCAGGAGTATCTCCAACAATTCTAATTATATTAGTTGCACCAGATGTTGAACCAGTGATTGTCTCTCCGACACGGAATACTCCGTCAATATCGTAGACATCAAGTTCAGTGGTTGCAGAGTTCCATTTTCTAACTTTTGCGGTGCTTCCAGAAGTTCCGCCCGTGATTGTTTCATTGAAACTAAAGTTACCAGTTCCAGCGATTCCTGGAGATCCGATAGTCATTGTTGGTGGTTCAGTGTAACCAAGACCTGCATTGGTTATATAAATTGCAGCGATTGTTCCTGCTGCGCTGACAATAACTGTGGCTGCTGCAGATACTGTAGAAACACCAGTAAACGTGACTGTTGGTGCTTCAGTCGAATATCCAGAACCACCTGATGTGATTGTTACAATGCCGATAGCACCCTCTGTACTGAGGAGAGAAGTACCTGCTGCACCTGATCCTGTCCCATCAGCATTATTAGTGAAGAATTGAATCTTAGGTGCAACAGTATATCCAGAACCTGGATTAATTAATGGGGCACTTTGAACAACCACTTGATTGCCTTCGGGACTTGCAGCACCAGTACAAACAACCATTCCTCCAAGAGTAAGTGCTGTTGCAATACCAGTAACTCCACTAGATGGTGCAGAGGAAATCGCAACTCTTGGTGGAACTATGTAATTGGATCCTCTATTTGTAATGTCAATAAATCTTATCGCGCCATCTACTATTGTTGTTACAGCAGTAGCAGTTGCACCTGCACCAACAAGAGTAAGTTTTTGAATACCTACACCAGAGAATATTACATCTCCATCTGCACCTTCTATTCCCTCTAGAGTATCATCAATTTCATCAACGCCAGTGTCAATAACTTCATCCTCAATACGGAAGAGTTCGCACCTTAATTCATAAACATAATTTTTTTGTAATTGATAAAAAGGTTTTTCGTGCTCTACGTATTTAATCTCAAACAAACGATCTCCGAGCGGAAAATAAATTAAATCTCCTTCTTTTGGTCTAGTTGATAATTTGATATTCTCTTCATTTTTTATCAAAGGAGAAATGTAAGTCTCAAATCTTTCCTTTGAAATAATTAAAGTTATTTCATTCGTTTGTTGTATTCCAAATTTTGAAAGAAGTGTTGGAGTATCTCCATATCCTTCAAAATTTTCTACATATGCCTCCATCGGATATGCATCATCAAACTTAGATTCAATTACCTCTCTTAAAATGGTGTTGGTTGTGACATACTTTCTTGGCATGAAGTGAACTTCCACTCCATACATTCTTAGCTGCTCATTAATTAAGTCTTGAACAAGACTTTGCTCTCCCCTAGAACCTTGTTGAAAAAACGGATTTAACATAGTTCTTATCCAATCATATCAAAAGGAGGAAGTTCATAAGTATTGGACATTTGCTCCCTAATAAGATCTAATTCCTTTTCTGCATCATCATATAATTGACGACCATTTAACTCTACTCCACCAGGCAATTTGACACCTTGGAACTTAATTAGATTCTGACCCCACTGCTTCTTCATTAATGCAGTAAGATATTTCTTTACAAAGAAATCATTATATACCCTTGAGTAATCATTAGGGTCTATGAGTCTATAACAGTCAAGAATTATATAATCATCCACTGAAACAGATTCCCAATCTATGTCCAAATATAAACGGTCTTGTCTCTGGTTAAATCTAATTTGCTTTTCTGTAGAAAGTGCAAAATCTAAGTCTTCCAAATAAGTTTTTGTCATGGCATACTGTAATATTTCGGTTGACCCAAAATAATACATATCATTTAAAAATAATTGATATTTAACACTGAACATATTGCTTGTAGCAGTGTTAGATCCATCAAATCTAAAAATTTTATTTATTCCGATGACTGCAGGAGGAATTTGCAAATAATTGCTATTCTCTTCAAATGAGAAAGTTACGGAGGAACCATCAATAGTTGACTCAGCAGTTGTTGTAACAATGCCTACAGGGTCATTACTGCCGCCTCTTGTTCTTCCCCTATCAATATCCCCTTGAGTAATTTTATATTTTAAAAACGTTTGTAGCACCCCATCATAGTGTCTCTCATGAAAATACTGCAGAGCATCATCAACCAGATCCTCTACCTGCTCATCAGCAATGTTGATCTCCAAGACAGGAGCACCTAACTGCCTTTTGCAATAGTTTATCAGTTCTGCCCTGGTAGATGGTTGTGCCATTTATTTACAAGTTTCCTATAAATTTATTTAGGGTGCGGAAGAAATACCTGGTTTCACAAGAATCATCCCATCAATAATTCTATAAACTGTTGCTCCAGAACTTACAAGAACATCATAAACATATCTTCCCTCTGTCAAAGAACGTGTATCTGTTGATCCAAGAGAAATATTAAATTTTCCTCCAGCCGCACTTGTAAATCCAACATTGAATGTCGCTGCCGCAACAGTAGTTGATCCTACAGAAACACTTTTGACCATTTGAGACGATCCAGTCCAACCAGTCGTCGTTCCAAGTCCAACAGCATTTGAACTAGAAAAATCAAACGCAGTGTTTGAAACATCAACTACATCAAAGTTTGCTTTAAACGTAGCTCCTGTGTTAAGGCTTAAATTTATAGACTTAGAAGTTCCTGAATCTGGATCAAAAGTGATATTATTACTGGCCATCTTGTATTCCTATAATTTGCATTGTTTCTTGCTGTTTATAATAAAGTTTGCAAAATGCTTTTGCAATATTACGGAGTTCTTCACAATCATTACAACTATCTATCTCTGCTGCGAGTTGAGTATATGCAAAACTTTTAGATAGGTTCTTAATTTCAATTTGATCAGGATTCATTTGATAACCTCCTTAGTAGCGATTTAATCTCATTAAGATCATCTTTCATACTGGATAACTCAGTTTCAAGATCTTTCACTTTTTGAGTTTCAGATTTTTTAACTTCTCTACGAGCAATATACTCGTCATATCCACTTTTGTTTGTATTGATGATTGCATTTGTTAGAGGATCTCTAACTAAATGAGAATGATCTTGTACCTTTATTTCTTTCATATCATGCTAAAGTTATAGTTCTCAATTCTTTGATTCTTGGAGCATATGCTTGATTTGTTGAGGTTCCAATTAACTTAATTCTGTATGCTTTAAATGATGGTAAATTATCAACGGTAAACTCATATTCTTTGAATGTCAAGTCATTAGATAAGAAACCTTCAGATGCATTTGATACAGGGACTAATCTATCGGAAGTTCCATCATTAAGAGAGGAATATCCAGGGAATGCTTCAAATATTGGTTCAAAGTTTTCCTCCTCACCAATAGAATAAAATGCTCTAATATCATTATATTGATTGATATGTGCAGATAATAGAATCTTGATGCTAGTTGCTGAAGTTTCTAAGATATTTTCTTTAGAAACATATTGGAAAGCATTTGGATCTTCATCTATTGAATTTACTCTATTGTCCTGAACATAATCTGTTATCGGTCTATC